CGGCAATTCAGATGATGGAACGGCCATCGAAGCCGACTGCTTGCAGGCGTTTAATTCTTTCAGGTCGCCGGGCTCACGAAAGCGCCTGACGCTGGTAGAGCCCATTTTTCAGTCGGACGGCGCGCCGACGGTGGCCATCGATCTGAATCTCGATTATCACATTGGCGTCCCGACATCGACGGCGGTGACTTCGCACGCGGTGTCGGCGGTCTGGGGCGTTGGATTGTGGGGACTTGGCGTATGGGGATCAGCGTCCGAAATTTACAGGGGCTGGAAAGGCATCCGTGGCATTGGCCGCGCGGCTTCACTTCGGATGCGCATATCGACAAGCACAAACCAGCCGTCGTGGCTGGCGACGAATTGGCTCTACACATCCGGCGGTCCACTCTAAAAGAGGGCGCTAGCCAACAGCCTTAAATTCTTTGATTGGAATGTGAACCACCGGCTCAATGTCCTGCCAGTCGTCGCGATCTTTTCTGCCGCCAACTTTAGTAATCCAGCGATTATCGGGGATTTTCACCCAACCCATCCGGTCGGCCCACTGGACAAGCAAAATGCAACTGATCCCGGCGTCTTTGTACTGCGCCGCCGCCACCATCTTCGACAGTGAAATGATATAGGTCGGGTATGCCGAAATCACATTTTTCCGGCACTTCACCTCGATAAAACTGGTTACGCTCCCATCTCGAACAATTGCAAAATCCAGCTTGTATTGAATGGGCAGCTTGAAAAAATCGACCCCTCCGCCGAAGCGCTCAATAAATTTTCCGACCGCCGCAGCCTCTTTGGTGCGGTCGTGGCCGCTCTCGTATAGCTCTCTCATGGAATCCGCCTTTGGTAATCTCCCCGCATTTAACGGGCGCTGAATGCGGTAAGCCTTTTTAGGTAGGGTTGATGCCTAAAATTGGTTTCGCCGCACACAGCCCCCATTAAAGCGGCCTAGTTTCAATTCTCGCCCAATAGCTCATCCACCGTAACGCCAAGACAGTGGGCCATGCCCTTAAAGAGAACACTTGACACGTCGTTAAACTCTTGCTGGTCCATGTTGCCGAAATCAAGCGATCTGGGTTGCTCGTGGACTTCCATGCCGCCACCTTTGACCGGCTTCAGAACCTGATCGGTGATCCCGAACGCAAGCTGCAGACCTTTGACCATATCGTGAGCTGTTTGCCAGCGCCTGAATCGTTCGGGCAAATTAAAATGGGCGCGGGTTGCCACCGCCCAGAACATGCGATTGTGTTCCGGGCTTCGCTGGGCTTTCAACTCGGCGGTCACAAATTTGCCGTCATTCTTGGTCAGGAAAGCCAGCGCGTCGTCATCCTGCGCCACAAATGAGCGGAGCGTCGAAACGCATTGCAGCGACACCTTCATTTCTGCTCATCCTGAAAGTTGGCGATCCCGCCAAATTTGGCCTCAATCTGGCCCCGTATGAGCGCGTCCATTTCGGAAAGGGTCTGTTGCTTCTGATAGGCGCTAACTAAACGGCTTGCGATCTCATCGCTCAATGAGCTTCGATTTTTTGAGGCAGAGGCGACAACGCGTTCATAGAGGCTGTCGCTCATGCGGATGGTGACATTGCGCCGCCGGTTGCCTTCTGGGTCTTTGCGTGGGCGACCCTGAGCTTTGCGTTTTAACGGTTCATTATTTTCCACTATCCCCTCCCTAGAATGGAATCTCGTCGTCCACTGCGGCGGCGGGAGCGACGCTGACGGTTTTCGAATATTGCTTTTTCCACTCATCAGCGGCCTCAAATTTCATTGAGAGAAAAGTCTTCCGATTCGGGTCGTCCGCGTTCTTGACCCAGATCGAAACGCGATATTCCACTCCGCCGATGAGGGCGCTGCCGGTGTATCCCGGATGCTGAGGCGTTGTGGCCCTTTCATTCTTAAAAACGCTGCCAGTATCTGGCCGGTGTTCATATGCCATCTTGATCTCTCCTAATGGGTGATGTTGTTACGCAGGTGGTCGCGTTGAGTTTCAATAATTTGCCGTAAACCGGGCGGGTCTTCAGCGTTGTCCCAACTCTCGGGCCAATTGGCCTTCGCCTGCCTAATAAGGGCGGCGTGGTCGGCCTCTTCGCCATGAACCATGCCTTTCAACACATCAAGGTCTGAGCAGTTTCTGACGTCGTCAATCAGGTTCGCCAACTGCTTGCGCAATTCAGCCCGGTCCTTCGCAGGCCCTTTAACCCAATCAGGGTCGCGGGTGGATCGGTTTCTTTTTTGCATCTTAAAATCGTCCGCTTCTTCTTCTGAATATGCAATCCCGTGAAGGCCGAGCAATTTTAGTATAACGCGGTCTTTGCCGCGCTTTTCAGCCATCGCAAAAGGATAGCTTTGCGTTGTATTGTAAGGCGCGGCCTCACCAATCGACCATTCAGACTTCTCGCCGAGATGACCTGTGACACAAATCGTCGCGATTTTGTTGGCCGGGTCCGCACAAATGACTGTGGGCGGGTCAAACTTGATGCCCGCCGCCGCCGCGGCTGCCTCACACGCCCAGTGATAGACAACCCATTTCCCGCTTTGGCCGTGCTTCCAGTAAGCATCCGCGCCAATGCCAAGTGATTCCAGCGTCTTTTGAAGGCTCATCTCAATCTCCGGGTCCAAGTGCGGCAACGACCTTGGTCAAAATCTCATGCGCCTCTCGGGCGTCCTTTGCGGCAGACCAAGGTAGCTTTCCGTTCTGTCGCTGACTTTTGGCAACGGCCCGTGCCATTTGAATTAGTTTTCGGGCGTCGATCATTGCAAAATCGTCGCGCTCAATTGCGTCAATGATTTCTAAGTGGCTGGGTATCATCTTCTTTATTCCTCCGATTCATAGGGGTTCTGGCGCACGATTTTGCACGCTTCTTCAACGGTCATGTCTGGATTCTCAGACAGCAGCCGATCCATCTCGGCTTCTTCCATGTCCATCATCCAATCTTTAACTCGTCCCATTTCAACTCTCCCATCGTCCGCTCGGGTGTGTCTTGCACCTCGACAAATGCATTATTTCAAGCAAGTGCATGTCGAGTTTAGGTTTGGCGACCAGCTTTTGACGTTTGGCGTCAAAATCTTTTTTCGCGAGTTGGCGGCGTCTCAGCCGCGCCAGAAATTTAAACATTTATAGGCCTCCCCGGTTAGATGAAATTGTAGACAAGCGCCAGCGCGCACAATGCGCAGGCAGACACTTCAAGCGCGTTCATAATCCGTGTTCCTCCAAAATGATTTTTTCGTGCTTCAGAGCCTCGTTTACGAGCGCCTTCCGCATTTCAACTTGCAGCGGCGATGCGGCGTTGCACTCCAGCTCTGGCAGATACTGATCGCCGTCAATGACGTCCGTGACCCAAACGGTTTCAATGACAAAATCGCCGGATTGGTCCACACTCCACTCGACGCGGGTCTCTATGTCGCGAGCGCCGATCTCAGGCAGGTCAGCGGCAAAGCTGAAAGTTCCATTGACCTCGCCGCAATGGCCGTCTTCGCGCATCTTTTCGGCCCATGTCAAATTAATATCCATGTAATTTCTCCCTGTTGATGTCCCCTCTATACGCCAGTGCATTTATCACGGTCAACAAAAAAATTGGGGTTGCGCCGTTTCATTCCCGCGCGTATAAGGCGAAATCCTAACAGAAGGGAAAAGCTCTCGATATGAAAAATTTAATTGAGAAAATTCGCGGCGATCTTACTCAGACAGAGTGGGCCGAGCAGATGCAGGTTTCGCAAGCTACGGTTTCGCGCTGGGAAAACGGCGAGTTTCGACCGAGTTATAGGGCGGCCAAACGAATCCGCGCTTTTGCGCAGGCGAGTGGCGGGGCCGTTCCTGAAATCGACGATCTGATTGCGGCATAGAATGCTGCGCTCCGCCCAAGGCGTTGAGTGCGGCGCAGGTGGTGGTGGCCGATGCTCCCTCGCGGCCACCACCACCGTTTCTTTGCCTGTCCCAACGTCCACAAATCAGCTCTACATCTATCGCGGCAAATTCCGCACTATCTCGCCCAAATATCGGGCGTGGAAGCGCGCCGCTGGCGAGGCGATGAGTCGCCAATTTTTTGACCCGATTGCGGGCGACGTTGACATTCGGATTAGAGTTCCTCGCGATAATCGCCGTGACATCGATAATTACTGCAAAGCCTTGCTTGATTGCCTAGTCGAGCACGGCGTTATTGCGAGCGACCGAAACGTGCAATTTTTGGAAATTGAAAAACTGCCGATGGACGACAAGAGCACGGTTCATATAGAGGTGCGTCCGGCGCAATGATTAGGGACAAAAAATATCTCAAGAGCCTGCGCAGCCAAACTTGCATTCTGACCGAGTTTCGCGGCAATGATTATGAGACCGTCGATCCCTGCCACATTGGCACCGCTGGGAAGGGGTTGAAATCGTCAGACGATGAGGCGCTGCCGATCCGTCACTCTCTACACCTAGAGGGCCATCAGTCAGGCGAGATCAGTATGCTGCGAAAGCACGCCCCGGACTGGTTGTTGCGCGAGGCGTTTCGGGCTTATGCGCGTCAGGCATATAAAGAGTGGTTGATAACCGCTGCGACCTAGTATATGTGTCGAAGCATAAAGGGAGATTTGATGATGCAGACAGAAATTTACATCGCCGCCGCTCTACAGGCTTTTGGCCTATCCCGCGAGGATTTGATGGGGCGCAGTAAGGAATATCGCTTTACCCGCCCACGGAATGTTTTGATGTGGCGACTGATGAAGCGCCGCCATACATCGCTGCCGCGCGTCGGAAAAATCATGGATGGCCGAGACCATACCACGGTTTTGTCAGCCCGCCGCAAAGTGGATGAAAGGTTAGAAGCTGGTGATCCGATTTACATAGAGATGGTTGCGAAGCTGGAGGCTGAACTGATCAAGGCCGCCACCGCTATTGAGGAAAAATGCGAATCACTCAAGGCCCCGCCAGAGCAGGCGAGCGAGCCACGGACTAAAGAGCGCGCGATCTGCTTCCCGCTTAGCCGCGAGATCACGCCGCGCGTCTACGTTGATAGATACGGTGCAGGCCGATGAGGTGGTTTCGATTCTATTCCGAGGCACTTAACGACCCCAAAGTGCAGTCACTTTCAGGTGAAACTTATAAATTCTGGGTTTCACTTTTGTGTCTTGCGTCTATGAATGACGGCGTTTTGCCCAGCGAAAAAGACATCTCTTTTGCCTGCCGGTTGCGCCTTCCAGCCGCTCGTAGGCACCTTGAAAAGCTGCGGGAAACGGGGCTTTTGGACGATAACGACGGCGTTCTATCGCCCCATAATTGGAGTGCGCGTCAGTTCAAAAGTGACACGTCAGCACAGAGAACTCGTAGGTATCGGGAGCGTCACTGTGACGTCACAGACGCCGTCACTGTGACGGCCCCAGATACAGATACAGATACAGATACAGAAAACATTAAAGGTTGCGCTGACGCGCCGCCCGCCGATTATCGGTTTGAGGGTGCCGTGATAAAACTCAAGCAAAAGGATTTTACACGTTGGCAGTCAGCGTTTACGGCTATTCCCGATCTCGCGGCTGCCTTACAGAAGGCTGATTCGTACTATCAGAGCAAGCCGCCGAAAGACGGCGAATGGTTCTTTCGGGTAGCGCGCTGGCTGGAAAAGGAGAATGCCGCATGGAAAAAAGAGGGAGGCGACCACCGGTCGTTTTGACAGATGAACTGGAGCAATTTGGAATCGCCGCAAGGGGCACCGGGCACCACCGGACGACATGCCCACAGTGCAGCAGCGGGCGGAGAAAAAAGACTGACCGATGCCTTTCAGTCACCATTGAAATCGACAGCGCAGTCTGGCACTGCCACCACTGTGGGTGGTCAGGCGGTGTCGGAGGCGGGGATAGCCTACGCCAAAGAACGAGGCATCAGTTTGGCGACTTTGGAACTGCTCGGCGTCAAAAGCGGTATGGCGGCTTTCGCTGATGGCAAGAGTGAGGCGTTATTCTGGCCGTATTATCGGGATGACGAGATCGTCAACTGGAAAGCCTCGGCTATTGAAGGCAAGGCTTTCACCGGGATGCCGGGCGGCAAGATGTGCTTGCACCACGTCAATGACCTTGAGGATGATTGCATTATCGTCGAGGGCGAGTGGGATATGGCTGCGCTGGTTGAGGCGGGCGTTCCACTGGGCAGGGTGACGACGGTTCCCAACGGCGCGAACGGCAGCAGCGATAGCGGCTACGGCTTTATTGAGGATGGCAAGTGGAACCCGGCGCAGGTGACGTTGGCGACTGACTCTGATGAGGTTGGGTTGATCCTGCGCAAGACGCTGGCGCACATTTTTGGCCCAGCGCGATGTCATTTTATTGACTGGCCGGAAGGGTGCAAAGACGCTAATGACATGCTGTTAAGCGATGGCCCTGAAGCACTGCGTGATCTCGTTGAGAATGGTTCTTTGCCGTTTCCGGTCGAGGGCCTTTACAGGCTGAGTGAGTTGCCGGAGCCGATTCCGCTCAAAACTTGGTCCTGCGGTTTCCCCGAGTGGGAAGACAAGATTCGGCTTGCGCCGGGTACGATGTCCGTGGTGACGGGCCATCCGGGCCACGGCAAGACGCAGCTATGGGCTCAAATCTGGCAGCAGGTGGCGCACCATTACGACATCAGAATCGCTATGGCTTCGTTTGAGACGCGGGCGAAGCCGCATCACAGGAGGACAATTCGTTCTTTGCTTTGTCGCGCTGCCGAGAGAGATTTGTCGCCGCAGCAGAAGGCACACGCGGACGCTTGGATTGACGAGCATTATCTTTGGATGGAGCAGCCCCAGTCCAAGCCGACATTGGACTGGCTGCTGGATACGGCAGAGGTCGCGGTCATTCGCCACGGCGCGCAGGTTGTCCAGATCGACCCATGGAACCGGCTGGAGGGTCAGAGGGACAGCCGTGAGTCAGAAACCGATTACATCGGGCGGTGCCTCACTGCGATGTACTGTTTTGCCCAAGATTTGAATTGCCACGTACAAGTGCTGGCGCATCCTGCGAAAATGGACGGTCGCCGTCGCGACGGACCACCGATGCTTGAAGACATTGCGGGTTCCAAGCACTGGGACAACCGGGTCGATCAGGGTTTCGTGGTCCACCGTGAGCGTTTGTTTGACCAAGGGCAGCGTTGCACTGAGGCAACCTTGTTTCACCGGAAGGCCCGGTTTGATGAGTTGGGCTATCCCTGTGCCGCAGAGTTGCGGTTTGATCCAACGAAGAGCGCCTACGAATCAATTGACTACGAGTCCAAGCTAGAGAGGGCTATGGCATGACCGACCCCGTAATTATAGGCCCTGTGGGCATGAAGTACGGGGCAATTCTTGCGGACCCGCCTTGGCACTTCGCTGTGCGCTCTGCAAAGGGCGAAGGGCGTTCTGCATCACAGCACTACAACATTATGTCACATGCCGACATCGCGGCACTTCCTGTGGCCGATTATGCGGCACCTGATTGCGTTCTGTTTCTTTGGACCATCGACACGCATTTGCCGCAAGCTTTGGATTTGATTAAGGCGTGGGGCTTCACATACAAGACCGTGGGGTTTTACTGGACCAAACGCAACAAGGGCGGGTCGCCGTTTACCGGCATGGGCTACTGGACACGGGCTAACCCGGAACAATGCCTGCTGGCTACACGCGGCAAGCCAAAGCGCGTGGACAAGGGAATTGCCCGCTGGATTGATGCGCCCCGCCGACAACACTCCCGCAAGCCTGATGAGATTTACGACCGCATAGAGCGGCTGGTTGACGGCCCTTATCTGGAGATGTTCGCTCGCCAGACAAAAGCGGGGTGGAATGCGTTCGGAGATCAGGTGGACCTGTTTATTGAGCCCCCAAAAAGACCTAAAAAACAGGAGGCTATGCTGTGACCGCAATTCCGGGTGTGACTAGACCAAAAACTCGATTGGAGCGCGAGGCGGATGAGGCGTTGCGGTTGATGGTTGCGATGGGCATGGCATCGCGCCAAACTCAAGCGCCTCAGCACACAGAGTGGCGTCTCCAGCAGAGATTGATTCAGCAATGCTTCAAACTAACCGCAGCCGTACTTGATGAGCCAGAATGAAAAAGAAACCGATGAAAAGAAGCGAATTAGGCTATAACGTAATAGAGCTTCGTTTTGCCAAAACGGGGCTGGCTGTATCCGATTTGCCAAGCGTCGGTCGGGTGGCGCGCACTTTGTCTGACCGGCTGGATCATTACGAAGCCCGTGGCGCAATATCAAACGCGCAATGGCAGGCTGGCTTGCATTTCCAAATGGATTTCGAGCGAGGTGGTATATCTGGAGCGCCATCTGCCGGGCGCTGGGAAAAGCAATCACCATCGCATTCAGCCCCGCAGGATGCGCAGGTGCAGGCTCGTCAACGCTGGCGGCAGGCATTGACTGAACTAGGGGATATTGGAACAAGCTGTGCTTATAACGTATGCTGTCAAAATATGAGCGCTAGTGACTGGGCTCATTCGAAAGGCGAGCGAAAAGAATATGGTATGGGAAGGCTTCGGGAAGCCCTAGACGTGCTGATTGAGTTTTACGGTGTGACTACCGGCGGCAACGCCGCATAAATGGAAGAAAAAACATGGCTCGCAAATTGACAGGCAATCCACCGGGAAGACCGCCCTTCGTACCAACCGACGAAGAACGCAAGCAGGTTTCTGACATGGTGGCGGTTGGGATCACCTTAGAGCAAATCGCGGCAGTAATTCGCGATGGCATTGATGCCGACACTCTCAGCAAACATTTTAAGAAAGAGATTCGTGAGTCGAAGATCAAAGCCAACACCAAAGTGGGCGGTGTGCTTTACCAGAAAGCACTCGACGGGGACACGGCGGCAGCGATCTTTTGGGCGAAAACGCAGATGCGTTGGTCAGAAAAAAGCGAGATCGAGCATACCGGGAAGCTGAAATTCACGGAAATCAAGCGTGTGATTGTTGATTCAAAAAAGCCGGAGGACGGCTCGCCCGATGACGGCTCTTGAAATACAGACCCCGGAAGTTTTTCGACCGCTGCTTGAGCCAAGTCGATACAAGGGTGCGTTTGGCGGCAGAGGCAGCGGCAAATCCCACTTCTTTGCCGAGCTTGCGATTGAACGGTGCCTAACGCGGTCCGGGTCTCGCGGTGTGTGTATCCGCGAGGTTCAACGGTCTCTAAAGGATTCAGCCAAGCTGCTGCTGGAAGACAAGATCCGCAGCTTAGGTGTCAGTGACTCGTTCAACATCAAGCACGATTCAATTGAGACGCCCGGAGGCGGCTTGATCACATTTGCGGGGATGCAGGACCACACTGCCGATTCCATTCTCAGTCTGGAAAATCAGGACTGGGCGTGGTGCGAAGAAGCACAGGGCATGTCCTCGCGTTCGATTGAGTTGTTGCGACCCACGATCCGAGCGCAAGGTTCGGAAATTTGGTTCTCATGGAATCCACGATCTGCGGACGATCCAGTTGACCAGCTTTTACGCGGCCAAGATGTCCCGCCCGACGCAATCGTGGTCAGCGCAAACTGGTCGGACAATCCGTTTTTTCCGCCGGAGCTTGAGGCGGAACGAATGTTTGACAGAGCGCATAAGGCGGCGCGGTACGGCCACGTCTGGGAGGGCCAGTATGAACCGATGGTCGCAGATGCCATTTGGACCAGAACTGTGATTGCCAATAACCGCCGCGAAAACCTTCCAGTCTTGGGCCGGATCGTTGTTGCCATTGACCCAGCCGGATCGTCAGGCGGCGATGAGCATGGGATTGTTGTCGTTGGCAGGTGTTCAGAAACAAACGAGGGCTATGTGCTGGAAGACGGCTCCATGTCGGGAACGCCAAGCCAGTGGTCAGAGCGCGCAATCGCCTTGTGCGATAAGTGGTCGGCGGATTCAATAGTCGCTGAGACCAATTATGGCGGCGACATGGTTGAGCAGACCATCAGAACCGCGAGGTCAGATGTCCGGGTCATTCAAGTGCGGGCATCAAGAGGCAAGCACGTCCGCGCCGAGCCGATTGCGGCGCTCTACAGTCTCGGCAGGGTCCACCACGCGGCCCAGTTTGATCAGCTCGAAGATCAAATGTGCCAGATGACTGCTTCCGGGTTTTCTGGGAAGGGCAGCCCGGACCGCGTAGATGCGCTGGTTTGGGGTCTGACCGAGCTATTCCCTGCTATGGTGCAGCGCCCTACACGGGAAGTGCGACGAGTTCCGATGGGCGCAGGCAGTTGGATGAGCTAGCAAGCGATCCGGTCTATGACCTTGAAGAGTTCGACCGGGACGACCTGCTGATGATGACCTATGACTGGCGTCAAGCGGCAAGCCGCAGCATTGATGTTTTTTTCATTGATTCTTTAAGACGCGCACAAAATGGCGCTGCGCACACGGTGTGGGCGGAAGGATCGCCGCTGGCCTGTTTTGGAGTTTCTCGAACTGCTGAAACGACCGGCGAGGCGTGGCTGCTATATGACGAAGACATGATAGATTATCATGTCCCATTCTTGGCCCGAATTGGCTGGTCATACATCAATCATGTGCCGCAAGCGATGGGTTTAAGCCGGGTCTGGTGTGAAATTGCAGCTTTAGACGGGAAGGCGTATCGTGTGGCCCGGTTTCTGGGTTTCAGCCCTGAAGAGCGGCAAGATGCCCGGCTCATTATGTCAAGGCCGTTCAGCTTTCATTAAATTACTTTTCGAGTTGGCTCATCAGCAACTGGGCACTCATCCCAGCCGGACCGGGGATTACTCCCCGGTTTCGCCTTTTCAGTCTTCCTCCTCAATCAAATCAATCACTTGCTGGATAAGCTCCTTAGCCAGCTTGGCCCGCTTCAGGACTTGGTCATCCTCATCCAGCGCATTTATCATTGAGCAGGTTGCTGCAAATCGGCGGACCTGCGCGACGGTCCCTGATAACCCCATTGTAAAACTCAAGTCCTTTTCTAGCCCCTCAAAGGCGCGTGCGGCGCTTAGGTGAAAGGCTTTCGGGTTGGCAACAAGGTGGTCATTTAGTGTCTTCGCGGTTACGGTGGTCATTGGCTTGCTCCTTTTTTAGTTGTGTGTGGTTGGCGACCCTCTCTTCAAACGTCAGAGAGGGTTTGACGATGATTGAAAAAGCCTTGCGATGAAGCGTAAAATTACATTCGATGGGTAGGGCCAAAGCACGCTCGATTCCCTCAAGCCACTCCTCAAACGTCAGCCCGTAGCAGTTTCTCGTGGGATGAAACCGTGCCGACCTGAACGGCCCTGAAAAAATACATCCTTCACCGAGCGGCGTCACGGTGAGGTTTTCTCCGTTGTCCATGTGAATGGTGATCTTGTTGACGTTCATAATGTTTTTCCCTTGTGTGAGTTGGCTCATCAGCAACCGGGCACTCATCCCGGCTGGACCGGGGATTGCTCCCCGGTTTCGCCTTTCACTTGTGACTAATGGGTCCATAGCTTTTGATGGCTGGGTCGCGCTGAAGAAGCATTTCGAAAACCTTCAAGACGCTATCTCGATCCGCCAACGCCTTCGCATCTTCCTCTTCCTCTGCTTGCTGGACGGTCTTCGCCCCCGCCGAGGCTTTCTTTACGGTGCGTTTAGCCATTAAACTTCTCCTTATTGGGCTGGCTCATCAGCAACCGGGTGCCCTGCCCGGCTGGACCGGCCGGAGCCGGTTTCGCCTTTAGTCGTCAGCCGAACACGCAGGCTGTGGCCTGTGTGTTGTCGGCCTTGGCCTTGGCCACGAGTTCCGCCAGATGCTGGCGCATGGTGTCAGACAAGAGTTTCATCCCGGTCTTGTCTTGGAGCGCCTGATAGCGCTCGAACGTGTCCCAGATCGGTGCGGTGCTGGCGCTGGCAGACGCACCGCCCGACCGGATCAGGTGCATCATTTCGCTGTGCCACTGGCACAGCATGGTGGCGTCGCAGGTGTGGATCATGTCTTTCATTGGTTTGCTCCTTAAAGTTGTGGGCTGGCTCATCAGCAACCGGGTGCCCTGCCCGGCTGGACCGGCCAAAGCCGGTTTCGCCTTCAGTTGTCAAAGTACCAATGGATCGCCCTGTCCGAGGCGAACCAGTCGGTCTCGGCGTCCACGATCAGGTTCTTGGCGTCGAGGGCTGAAATGACGCCGCCAACCTCTTGACCGTTCCAGCCCAGTCGCCGCTGCAGGGCGTCAGAGGACAGGCCCGTGACGTTATCCTCGATCAGCTCGGCGGCGGTCGCCGCTCCGTTGACCTCGATGCCGCTGCGGACGATAGCGCCCAGCACGGCGGCTTCCTTAGTTGTGAGGCCAAATTGAGTTGGCTCGGCAAGGTCGATAAACAATTTTTCGCCGAACCTGCC